ACCATTGCCGGTTGCAAATCATTAGAGACAATTTTCACATTATCCCCAACATTAAATTTTAAATTTTCCATATTATTGTTGTTGAATTATGCAACCTTACGTTGCGTTGTTACTAATATTTTACATAATGCCTCACAAAGAACTCGTGCCATATTAACTTCTACGGCATTTCCTATATACTTTTTCTGTTCTGCTTTTGTTCCTATTAGCATATAATCTTCTGGGAATCCCATAATACGTTTCAACTCTGGAATCGTTAGCATTCTCATTTTTATGTCGGAAATACCATACATAGCCATGAATTCCTTTATTTTCTTCATTACATCACTATCTGTGTCATATATCTCATATACCAGTCCTCCTGGAAACATCTTAATAAAGCCAGGTAGCTCTCCCTCTCCAGATGCTTCAATCAAATATGGTGGCATCTTATCCATTCTAGCGATTAACGTAAAACAAGGTTTATCTACTGATCCACCAGCAGAATTAAATTGAGGATTCATCAAGTAATGCCATTTACGGTTTGCAGTAATTACTGGTGCCGGTTGATTTATACTTGTGCCAACATTCTTAAAATTTGTATTTAAAATCCAAGGTTTACAGCTTACAAGGCTATATTTGGGATTAACAGTAATACAACCTAGTGGTTTATCCAGCGAAGAAGGCTTACTGTTTCCGTATTGTTGGTCAATAAACACAGAAGAAATTAATGAAAATCGGTCTTTTGTTGTTACAGTTGGTGCTGGTTCATCTACAGATTTACAAAATCCATTTCCATAATGAACAGAAATAAATGCTTTTCCGGTTAGAATATTTAAACGGTTTATGCAAGCAACACCAAGTCGATTTTGAGTAGATATTACTGGACATGGATCCTCAACTCCCAGAGCATTGTACTTTCCAGCTTTACTCATTGAGTTATACTTAACCATGAAGGCATCTTTTCCACCTGCTACAAACTTAATAAGTCCTGCATAAATTCTTAATAAAGAAGAATCTACTAAAGGTGTTTTCCGACCAAATATACTTTTCCCTTCATCATCAAAGTCTAACACTTCTCGTACTGCCTTCCAGTTCTTTAATTTTGGGTCTGGCTTTTTAGAATGGGTTTGCTCTGGAAAAACAATAGGTAAACTCCCTTTCGCAAATATTCCGAAAAATCTCTTCCTAGAAGTGTAAGCCCCATAGTCTGCTGAATTTAATATTTTATGTTCAAATTTGTAGCCATAAGACCTTACGCTATCCAGCCATCTCAAATAAGATTTACCTTTATCACGACTAATGGGTTTACCGTACTCATCCAAATCTCCCCATGACATAAACTCTTCTACATTCTCAATTTGAATATAGTCTGGGTTAATAGCCTCAATATACCGAAACAAGTGCTCTGCAAGTGTTCTACTATCTGCATCTCGTGGTTGACCACCTTTAGCTTTCGAGAAATTAGTACATTCCAACGAAGCCCATAAAACTATCAATGCTTCAGGGTATTCAGCTCTGCATTTTTGTAGATGGGAAACTAAAGGAGATAAATTTAGTGTACGAATATCTTCTGTAAAATGAAGAGCGTCCGGATGATTAGCAGCATGACTTGCAATCGCATTTTTATCATGATTTACACATGCTATTACCTTAGCACATTGTTCATTCTCTAAACGGGCTTTTTCTACCCCTGTGCTGGTTCCACCGGCACCACAAAATAAATCTATATAAAGTAATTTCATTGTTTTTCCAAGTATTCTACAATATCTTCATCAGGCATATTAAAGGTATCTTCATCCAGATAGAAATAAATCTGTTCATCTACAAATTCTGCTTCTCGTGTACTCCAATTACCCATATCATCTAATAATTGTCGCGCTAACCGTTCTACAGATACAGTCACCTTTTCTTCATCAGGAGTATTTTCAAAGATTACTACCGTTTTTATTGGATAATCAGCACCATTCCAATCAATATAATCTGGATTTTGGCAAAACATCCCACGAATAATCGACCATATTTTTTCTGACTGAAAATCAGAATTTTGTATATGCCAGTAACATTCCCAGTATGTAAATCCGGCACTGCGTAGCATTTCCTGAATAACCATATCAGAGGCACCATTACTTATTGCATCTTGAAGTGCGCACCAGTACCCTTGATTGAAGTCAGTCAATTTTGGAGTTAATTCGTCGGCCTTTACTTTTACACTCCCTTTTTTATCAGAAAAAATTAGAGAAACTAATGTGTCATTTTCAACAGGATAAGAAACCGAGGTGCATATTTGCATAACTTTCTGCTCGTCACTATTTTCAGGGTGCCATATTACTTCAGCACCAATATTTATAAAATAGTATTTATTCATGTTCAATTTTATATATTAGGACATATTTAGCGAATCTAACAATTGTTTTAAAGGTTGTTTGTCATCTTCACTCTTAGCTGTTAATAGTTTCACTTCTCCGTCAGCTAATTGATAAAATTCATCTTTTTCAGCATAGTTCATAGCTTTTATATACAATTCAAAAGCATCTTCAATAGACATGCCATCTGCCGAAATATTAGCTAACAATTCTCCCATACACACTTCGCTTTGTGCATATTGTCTTATAATCTTTTTAAATGTTTCCATGTGTCAAAAATATTCTGCCACCCATACCATATCAAATATGGGTGGCGATAATATTAAATAGTCAAGGTCTTAGTCAATTCGCCTTTATAACCACGTTCACGTAACATGTTTATAAGAGCTTCGTCACTATGCAGACAATCGTTACTTTTTGCCTCGCCTGTCAACAGGCTCGGCGAAGGCTGAAATGCTGCAACCGCCCTCACCATGCAACTGTTGTACTTGCCGCTGCCGCTGAAGTAGCCATTACTAAAGTTCACGTACCAGCTGCCGTTCTGACTGCTCTCACTGCTACTCCAGACCCAGGTTTCATCAGAATCTTCTGTAGGAAGTAAACATTCATCGGGACATCCAATTTCTTTCATTGCTTTGTTTATCTCATCATGATATGCGCAAAGCACTCCTAGCTCCATCAAACAAGGCAAATACCACTGGAGGCCACCTTTTTGATAGTTCCAGCAGCGTTTGGCGGCAGTCATTCCATCAATATCAGTTTGTGCTTCTACAATACGTTTGGTTAGATCAAGTCCGGAGAAAGTTTGCATAGCAACGGATTCATTCTGCTCTTCCGTTAAGATCCTATCAGTATTTCCCCATTGTTCTTGCCAAGTGTCAAACGCCAAAATACGGCTCATAAATTCTGTTGTTACGATAATGCCAATAGCATTAGTATAATTCATACCTCTTGCTCTGAAATCTGCGATTTCATACTGTTTCTTGTCGGCTCCTAAAACCGAAATAGAATACTTTTCCATACTTGTAAATTATTATTAATATTGATTTTAGAACCACACCAATAGCCTTGGAGTCTTCCAATAAAAATTGAATACTGGGAATATCTCTTTAAGTGTGGTGGTTATTTTTCCTGTAATATTTTTCACATGTCTAATTCGCAAATGATTAGCTGTTACGATATAGTCTATTCCTGGGTGTAAACCTATTTGCGAAAGAAGCGATTTCAAGAATATTTTTATATGTTGCTTTGCATCAGTAATTGAACGATAGCCAAAATCAATGTTAGCTACATACTTGATACGCTTGCGTTTCATTTATTTTTCAACTTGTTATTAAACTTGATCTTTCCATTTTTATATAAATCAATTTTCTTTTTTCGATACTTCCGTTTTAACTCTGTCCAATATTCTGTTGGATATTGTTTAGAGTGCTTGCGAACAGGAGGAGATAGTATAGATTGTATAAGCCGCTTACTAACATTGAACATAGCGGCCAGTCTTCTTTGGCTATATCCTTCACGGGCCAAAATCTGAATAGCCTGGCGTTGTTCTGGTGACAACTTAGCGCGACCATCAAATTTGGTTCCTGCCAACTTGATATTCTCAATTCTCAATGGCATATTTGTTACTGTTTTAATGTGAATAGATTTTATAGTTTTATATGGTGTGAATAGTTGTCCACTTTAACCATTGTTTAACACAAAAGGCTGCTCTATTTTGTTAGAACAGCCTTTGCTTTACAGACATCATTTTAACTATGGTCGATTGTACCTTAGTCCGTCTGTATGAATAAACCATTTTTTCAAACTTCCGTCTGGCTTCTGAACTTTCTCAATATCCACTGTTAACCAATGAATAGCTCCCTCACCGAACTTAATTTCCCTTTTGGTTGGGTGTCTCCAATAATCAATCGTCTTTTTATGCCCCATATTAATCATCGTTTATTGCCACTGATTTTACCTTGTCTGTAACAGGCATGTATTCAATAATATAAGAAAGATGTCCTGGAGAAATGTCATCCAATTCAATATTTATTTTATTTCCCCATCCATTATCATATACAGATAATTTAATAGAATTATTATTCAACCATACCTTATGTACAACAACATCCATAGGACCACCGTCTAAATTTACTAATATTATAGGCGGACTATATATCTGCTGTTCTATGTTATTGTCATCAATCCATGTAAATTCACCACCATGAGCTTTCAATGCTAATCGTAATTCATCAGCTTCTTTCTTTCTAATTTCATTATACATAGCATAAAAGTTGGTATGTTTCATATACTCCATGATAATTCAATTTTATGATCTACAAACACAGATATATTCCCCAGCAATCTTATATTCTTCATGCCGTCCATCCCAAGAATTAAGTACCGAGCACCAACCATCCTCATTTATGATTGAATCCAACCAATCACTCAATGAATCAGTAGTTCTTTGAGCCGCCACAGATTCACGCCATAAATACGCGTATTCATCATCATTATGTACTATATCATTAGCTATATTGGTCAGTTCATCTTCCGTGCCAATATAATAATCAATACCATTTGCACAGTATAGTTGTTCACCATAGGAACATTCTTCAAATGTATCATTCAAATCACCGAATGTACATCCCAAATGTACTCCCAAAGCTACGAAGCGTTTTGCTTCATCTTCGTCACATTCACGTAAATCCATTACTTGCTGGATGATTTCTTTTGTGGCAATAAACCCTTCTTTCCCCATGTCAAAAACCGCTTCCAGTTCTTCTGTTAACGCAGTTTCTTCTTCTTCAACAAGGTCACAAATATTATTTATGATCCCTTCAATATTATCTGGAAGCGGACTGTATAACCAGCCATTACCATATTTATATCCATTATCTACATATAAGCCTTTTATAGCAAGAAAGAAACATTTTACGTTGTAGTCTGAAGATGTATGGAAGCATTTGTTTGACAATCCAAGGATATATTGAATGGGATTATTCCTCATTTTCTCATAAAGCACATTTCTCACCTGTATTATAGCCGCGTCACTAATATTAAAATTCTTAACAAGAATCTGAAAAGAAATATCATCAAACTGTTCACGGTAATGTTCATTATATGTTTTAAACAACTCCACAAAGTAATTGTAGTCGTTAACATATTGCTCACCGTTTAAATATTCATCTTGACGAACTGTACCGCCAGACATACCACCTAGATGATATTTGTTCCAAAATTCCAAAAGTTTCTTTTGTCCTTCTGTACGAGGATTTATATGATCGTAGCATTGCCCAGCACTCATACCACCAGCCCCACATACCGAAACGCTGAAACTTTGTTTAAATTTTTGCAATGTTTCACGGTTTATACGAGTAGATTCTTCTTTATAAACCTCAAAATCTACAGTCCAACTGTTTTTATTTTGGTCCCGAAATTGGACGGAACGTTTGAATATTATATCGTTTCTCATAATCAATCTTTCTAATTTTATTTTCATAAACCAGAGGAAATGTACCTAAACTGGTTTATGAAAACTGCCTTGATTAAGTTATTTACGCCATTCCTTCATTTTAGCAACCACATCAATGTTGTTGTCATCCAGCGTTTTCTTCAACATACCAATCAAACGCCAACCTTCTCTATTCTCGTACAACTTTGCCTTCTTATTCAAAAAAGCAAGGGACGCGTTTTTACTTAATGTTTTTCCATTGTCATCAATGATAACGCAATTATGAAAACGAATCATGTTCTGCATTGTAAAGAACGCTCCAGCTCCTTTGTAAGCATCTAGCCATGCTGCATTTTGAGGAGTACCCCAATGCATTTTGATACGCCTTTTATTGAACTCCTGCACCGAATGCCAAAGTTCATAAGTGTTTTCGGCATGTTGTATTTTATGTACTGCAAACAACAATGGCTTGATTACTTTTTTATCAAAATCATCAACGAAAATGTTTTGGCCGTTGATACGTTTATACGGTACCCCTTTACATTTTCTCAATTTCAACTTCTCAAATCTCTTTTTGAGTTTCTCGATATAGTCTTTTGCCATATCTAATACCACTCTTTTGTTGAACCAGCGATTTCGATCTCTGAAATTATCGACATCACCATTCTGCATCATTTTGTGCTGGGCGTACAACTCGTTATTTAGCATCTTCCACTGATATTCATATCCCATATTACGAATCACCTCTGAAACTCCAATTGGCTTATAAGCACCGTGGGTATTGGTAGTTATATAAATTATGCGGAACATCTGTGCCATTACCCAACGTCTGAATAATTGCCGATTAGGAATTGTGCCTTGAATTATAATGGCCTGGAAGATTGGATCATCTTCTTCCAAGATACTAATGACACCATCTCTTTTTGAGGCTATAAACTCCAAACCATCTGCACTTTGCATTGCAAAAAGCTCACTAACATCAACACCAGCTTTCTTTAGAGCTTCAATACGCTCCTTAGCTTTGGTTTGATTAGCTGTAAGCGTAAACTCGGTACCACACTCAGGACATTCAAATTTTAACTGTTTCATAACTTATTAATAATTTAATTTTTAGTCTGATTATTTATTTCTCTACTGTAACCCAGTTTTTGAGAATTACTAAATCTCTATCTTTGTTGCTTTGCCAAAACCATTTACCCATTTTATTAGCATCCCAACCTATACCCAATATTATTTGACAGAGAATGTATAATTCCAATTCGACTTGTGCTATATCTCGACCAACTCCAAACAACATGTCTTCATCCTCCAAATCTTTATCAGACAAAGCCTTAAAGTATTTTCGGCTTTTACATTCACTCATTGTTGATGGAATAGAATGTTTATATCGAGTATATAAATGCTCTACATTAGACAGAAACTCATCAAGAGAAGCGCATAATTCCACACCTAAGTCTCCCTCATACTGCGAATTCTGTATAATATATTGGCCATTAAGTTTGAAACTTCGTGTTTTAAAATCTACTTTAAACTTGGTTCCGTTCTCTACAGCCTGTATTGATTCTTGATAAATATTTTTCATAATGTTTACTTTTGATTTTATACTCAAACCTTTGACACATTTCTTTAAAAGCCTGATATTAACATCCAGAATACGCCGGAATAAAGGTTTATAAAACCGTAGATGCCGGCGTAATTGTCGGATAGTTGTTAAACGCAAGGTTCTTGTATAAATGAAAGTTGTGTTACTTATAAAACAGCCCCCATTTAGCGTGACACATGTCTATATGTTTATGATATATACTGTATCAAGTAATGCCCGCGTAATCCTAGGTCATACATAGGATGACCGTCATCACGCGGGCATCATATCTTGTCCAGTATGTTAAATTACTAAATCCCAGACTGTAAACTTTGTGTTAAGTAATAAGTTGTAATTCTCAAAATATTGGCACATTTCTATACTTATTCGATTTAAAGCTGGTGTGATCAGGAACGGACCAGGACAATTAGTACTCGGCCCTTCCTGATATATAACCAGCTATATAAATGATATTTCTTGAATTACATTTCTGTGCTAAATAGTTATCCTCATAATACTGATACATTACTTTACCCAATAGATGTAATCCGGTTGGATTATCCTGGACCCGACAGATATAATCTTCGGTTCCAGGATATAATTTCTACCGGAGTAGTGAAAATATATTCCTTGGATAACTTCGATGTATTTCGCTTATTTTACAAGTCCTCAAATGAATGGCACATCACTTTACTCTCATGATAATTATAAATATGACCTGATCGAGAACCTGAGGTGAGAGGCTATGCAGCCTTGTAACCTCCGGTGAACGATCAATAGTTCATACTTTAGAATATGAAATTTTCTTCTTGAACTTGCCTGCTGTGCTGCTTTATAAACCCTCATAACAATCGACACATTTCTTTATCTTCATTGATATAATCCAGATGATTATATGGTACCCGGAGTAGATACTGAAGGATGTAATCCTTCAAGGATAGAATCGGGGTACCTAATATATAATCTGGATATTAAACACTTGTTCCTCGGATTCATTTACTGTGTGTTCAGATTGTAGTTACAATATTGCCACTAAAGTATTGTACGCTGCTCTTCTGGTCAAAATAGCATTCTGCATACAACCTATTGTCAAATAACCTTCAATTTCTTTACTCTTAGATTTATTTCGATTAGCCTTTACGTTCCGACCAATACCTCTAACAACACAACCATCCGGCTTATCCTTAACATAGCCAAGGCCACCAACTTTATGTTTCCCAGTTTCAACGGCTCTAAGGCAATCCATTACGAATTTATTCAATTCATTAATATCAACCCGAACATTACATACTGGAAGGGTCTGAGTCGCCCAACTATATTCTCCATTGCCTTTATATAAATATCGGTTAACCGAATCCACAGCCTTCTTCAACGTAATACCACGTTTTCTGATGGTTCTTGATTCTATTTCTTTCTGGAAGGTTTTAAGACGATTGGGAGAGAAAGAAATCATACTTCCCTTAATGCTGAAACCTAGAAATTTGAACCACTTGTCCATAGTCAGGTACTCTACTTTCTTGGGATTCAAATTCATTGATTTTTCGGCCAATCTCTTTTGTAAAATGGTCATAGCCTTTTCATAGTCCGGACCAACGAACAACATATCATCCGAATACCTTACGTAAAACCCATTCAATTGGGACAGTTCATCATCCAAGCTATATAGCAACACGTTGGCTAACCAGCTTGCTACTGCGCATCCTTGTTTAAGTGATTGATATTTCTCATGCAGTTCGTTGTTCTCATCGAAATACAATCCGCAATGATAGTATTTTCTTAATACATCAATTAACACAGAGTGACCATACTTAGCTTCCACCTTATCAAAAGCTGCGTCAATAAACCGGATAGGAACAGTGTCGAAATATTTACTTAAATCAGATTTCCAGCCCACATAACCATCACTTTTCATGTCAACAATTGTGTGACTTACTTCCAGAACCACTTTACCGCAACCAATACCGACCTGATAAGATTTACAAGCAGGATGAATCATCTCTGGCATTAAATCAAATAGCAAATCATTCGCGATGCTTAGGATTATACGATCAATAGGTTCGTTGACATATACAGTACGAAACTCTCCGTTATCCTTCGGAATTTGTGCAATATGTGGTGGTGTTATTTGATATTTACCATTCAACATAGCTTCTGCCATACGAATTCTGGTTGGTTCTTCTGTCAGTTTGATAAGTTCGCTCTTCCGAATATCCTTCAGAACGCCTTTCTCAATTGCTTTTGTCCATCTATTAATGTCGAAGAACATTGTAAGAATCTTATCTTTCATTTTATATCTCCTTTCTTTTTGAGTTGTTCCTTATATCTCCTGTGCTCACGAATTGTTGCTGCCCATTCTGCTTTTGTAGGTTTGTATCGCCCTTCTGCTTTACGTTGTTTTAAACTCTCTTTATTTTTCAAATATTTGTCTGGGCAACAAATAAATTGAATAAGACGCTTGCTCACTCCAAATATTTTAGCAAGTTTAGAGTAACTGATTAATTGCTTTTCTCTCAACCATTTTATATATTCTTTTTGGTCTGGAGTGAGCTTTATTCGTCTATCATATTTGGTTCCAGCGATACGAATCTTTTCTGATTTATACGGCATC